GAACACGGGAAACTAGAGCGCAGCGACGAACACGGGATACCAGAGCGCAGCGACGAACACGGGAGACCAGAGCGCAGCGACGAACACGGGAAACTGCAGCGCAGCGACGAACACGGGATACCAGAGCGCAGCGACGAACACGGGATACTACAGCGCAGCGACAGTAGAAGGCGGCGGCTCGGTTGCTATTGCAACGGGTTATAAGAGCAAGGCGCGGGCAGGGCTCGGAAGCGCTATATGTATATGCGAACGCGGCGAATGGGACGGTAACAAATATCCGCTCTTAAATATTAAAGCGGCTATGGTGGACGGTATAAAAATTAAAGCAGACACTTTTTATACGCTTATTAACGGAAAATTTGTCGAGGTAAAAGACAAGGAAGAAGGTGAAAGCAAATGACCGCCGAGCAGATTAACGCAAAGCTTTTCAAAGCGAAAGCAGATAAAATCACGGTATATCCGTGTAATAACTTGCGCGCGTCGAATCTGGGACACCCGTGCGAAAGATATTTATATCTTTTAATTCGACACTGGGACGAACAGAAACCGCATGACGTCGGCTTACAGAACATTTTCGATTTAGGAAACGCGCTCGAAGAACATACGATAAACAATATTAAAGAAGCGGGCTTTGAAGTCGTAACGCCGACCGTCCGCAGCTGGAAAGTTGAAGTCAAGGGCGGCATAATTACCGGACGCGAGGACATCAGAATCAAGGACGAAAACGGGGAATTGATTCCGGTCGAAATAAAAGGACTTTCACCGTATGAATTTGAGAAGCTTAATACCGTTGAGGACTTTTTGAAAAGCAAAAAATCATATATACGCGGCTATCCGGCTCAGCTCTTTATCTACATGCTTAAATTTGAGAAAGAAAAAGGTTTTTTTGCAATAACAAATAAGCTTACCGGCGAAACGAAGTTTATCGAGTTTCCGCTTGACTACGACTACGGAGAAGAAATGCTATCGAAAGCCGAGCGCATTTATGCAGCTCTGGAATCCGACACGCTTCCCGAAGCATGCGAGGATATATCGGTATGCGAAAACTGTTCGCTGGCTCATATATGCGGAGAATGCCGAAGGGCGCCGGCGGACTTTGAACTTGATGATGAACTTGACGAATTGATAAATAAGAAGCAGGAACTTTCGGAAGCAAAAAAGCAATATGACGAAATAGACAAAGAGATTAAGGCGAAAATCGGGGAGCGTGAAAAGGTAATCACGGGACAGTATCTTATCGAACGGAAATCGTTTGTTAAGAAGGCTTTCACGGTTCCGGAAAGTACGCAATATAGAATTAATATTAAGAGGTTATGAACGAACGAAAGGAAGGAAGGTTGACTATGCAAGAGAACTTTAAGACAGAGCTATTCTGGAACGATATACCGACAGAAAGAAAAAACGCGGTAACTTATAACGATTTAATGACTATCTGGAACACGGACGCGCGCGGCGTGAGACGGATACTCCACGAGCTTAGCTGTTACGACAACGGCGACAATTACGTGCTGATTCGCTCACCGAAAAACAAGGGTTTCTACAAGACCGATGATAAAGACGAAATCGAAGACTACAAGCGCGTTTGTCTTAATATGGGACGGAGCGTATTCGCGCCCGTAAGAAAGATAAACAGAATCCTTGCGGAGAACATGACGCAATTCTCGCTTGTAAATAATTTGCGCGTTATCAGAGAAGACCGGCAGATGAAGCAGACGGACGTCTGCAAATATATGCAGATGTTTGATAAGAACTTCGACGTTCCGATGTTATCGAAAATGGAAAACGGCGCGTGCATGCCGACGTATAAGCAAGCGGTTATACTTGCTTCTTTATACGACGTCGACCTTCCGGAGCTTGTGAACTTTGATATTTATATTTGAGAGGTAAAAAACATGAACTTCAAAGAAGGGAAAAGAAAAAATTTCAAAGAAAAACTCGACGAAGCGCGAAATGAAAGAATATATGTTGCAATGGAATACATGATTTACAAGAGAAAAACATACAAAGAAAAATATCGCGTTGAGCCGCGATTCATAAAAATTCCGATATGGCTTGACGACGATTTAAGAAATCTTGACGAAGAATTGTTTAGAAATTCAATGCCGACATCAGAAAAAAGATGGCTCGGACTTATTGTATGCACAACAGAGAGCATTACATCAATAGAGGAAATAGAGGTATTTTGATATTATGAACAGATTTGAAAAAATGTGCAAGGAAAAACCTATTGAATTTTGGGTTGAACTTATACGACGTCATTGTCATTTTATCGGATGTGAATTTTGCGTTTATAATTCGTACAAAAAAGAAGGTTTTGACGAATCGGAAGATTATGTTGAATGTAGTGTATGCTATGATGATTCATTTGAGACAGACGACGACAAAGATTTGACTTATTATTGCAAAGACGGCATAAGAAAATGGCTTGAAGAGGAAATATAGGTATTCTAAAATGGCAGAACAACACGGAATGTATGGAACACCGACATACAAGAGTTGGGCTCAAATGAAATACAGATGTGGAAATCCAAAAAGAAAAGATTATGTTAATGTTTCTTATTGCAAAGAATGGGAAGATTTTAGAAACTTCTTCAAAGATATGGGCGAAAGACCTGTTGGCACGTCGCTTGACAGAATTGACGTTCACAAAGGTTATTGCCCTGAAAATTGCAGGTGGGCTGACGATTTAACGCAGGAAAACAATAGAACAAATAACCGCTTTTTTGAATATAACGGCGAATTGTTGACGTTGCCGCAAATTGCAAGAAAATATAATATTAGTCGAAGCAATTTAGCAAACAAAATATATTTGCTAAAAATGGACATTACAGAAGCAGTTAATTATTTAAGGGGGAATGACTTATCGCAGAGCGTAGAATGTTTGCTAAAACGATAATTGACAGCGACGCTTTTCTCGATATGCCGCTTTCGGCGCAGGCTTTATACTTTCATCTTTCGATGAGAGCCGACGACGAAGGCTTTGTGAATAATCCGAAAAGAATCCAGCGCGTTGTCGGAGCAAGCGACGATGATTTGAGACTTCTCATTTTGAAGCGTTTTATACTTGCTTTTGAAAGCGGAGTTATCGTTATTAAGCATTGGAGAATCCACAATTACATACGAAACGACAGAGCGAAAGAAACGTTGTATCAGAAAGAGAAAAACACGTTAATGCTTACGAAAAATAATGCATATACCGAGAAAAAAAGTATCGGTTTACCAGATGACTACCAAACGACTCCCGCGCGCGAGCAAAATGACGGAGCTCGGGATACACAGGTTAGTATAGATAAGGTTAGTGTAGATAAGGATAGTATATATATTAACGGCGCGACATACGAAACGCCGGAATCGGAAAAAACGAAACGGTTTATTATTCCGACGCTTGAAGAAATCAAGGCTTATTGCGAAGAGAGAGGGAACAACGTCGACGCGGAACGCTTTCACGCTTATTATTCCTCGAACGGCTGGCGCGTCGGAAAAAATAAAATGAAAGACTTTCGCGCGGCGGTTCGACTTTGGGAACGAACAGAAACCGAAAAGCCGAAGCGGAAGAATCCGGCGCACGAAAGCACGCTTGATTTTGAACTTGATGAATTTTTTGAAAAGCCAGAGAGGTAGAAGAATGAAAGCAGTAATGATAAGCATACGTCCGAGATGGTGCGAACTTATTTCAAAAGGCGAAAAAACGGTTGAGGTCAGAAAAACAAGACCGAAGATAGACACGCCTTTCAAATGCTATATTTACGAAACAAAAGGCAAAACGGAAATTCCGACGTTCGTTGACGAGGAAGGACACGAAATATACGAGGGCAGAGGGCAAGTCATAGGCGAATTTGTGTGCGACGAAGTGCTTGAATATTTATACATCGACGACGGTTATTCAAGCGGCGGGGATTACATCACGATTACCCGTGACGGGTATATTAAAATGTGTTTAAATCACGACGAATTGCTGACATACGGCGACGGAAAAACGCTTTACGGTTGGCACATTTCAGACCTCGTCATCTACGATGAGCCGAAAGAATTGAGCGAGTTTATGAAAGCGGAATACAATTACGGCAAAATTCATCTTCCGCCGAGTAAATTATACAGACCGCCGCAGTCGTGGTGCTATGTTGAAGAAAGCGAGGTAGAAGAATGACTTACGAAAAAGCGCACAAATTTCTTGAAGTAAAACAACGCAAAATGACAAAACATCGCGGCTTATACAATGAAATAGCAATATCAATAAACAGGAAAGCAATCGAAGCCGTTGAGAAACAGATACCGAAAAAGCTGATAGGAGCTTATTGCCCGTCTTGCCATGCAATAGCAGGAAAGGGATACTCTTAAATCAAAAAGAGCTGAGCTGCGGAGATAACGGAATATTCAAGGGAGTGCCGACGACGGCAGAACAGAAAAAACTCTCGGAAATTGCATATTATTTATATTCATTATATGGCACTGACGGAAAGTACATATATGACGAAGACACCGACAAGCTTATTATATGTCAGAGCAACGCGCATTATGAAGGACTTGCACAGATGTATCCGAACGCGGTTATAAATCCACTGGGATATTGGACGGGTGGGACAGATGTCGACACAGGAGCGACAAACAGAAAGCTTGGTTCCGACATGGGAGACGGCGTAACAGGCGGCGGCTTGCACGGCAAGGATTTATCAAAAGCCGACGTGAGCGTCAATATATATGCTTTTTTGAAAGCGCAGGAAACAGGGAAAGAAGTAAAGCTGTTTTGCGCGATAGGCGATAAAGAAATCTACGGAAAGCCGTATTCCGAAATCGTAAGAATCGCAAGGAACTACATTGACGGAGTCGGCGGTTTTGAGAAATTTGCAGAATGGGGGCTTATATGATACAATTCACAATACCTCTTGCGCCTGTAAGTAAAAAAAACAGTATGCAGATATTATTGAATCACAGCTCGGGAAAACCGTTTATCATGCCGTCGAAGCAATATAAGGAATATGAGGAATCGGCGGGCTGGTTCGTTCCGAGAAACGTATATATTGATTATCCTGTGAACGTGAAATGTTTGTTTTACATGCCGACGCGGCGGAAGTGCGACCTTTCAAACATGCTTGAAGCGCTCGATGACGTTCTTGTAAAATACGGACTTCTGGAAGATGACAATTATACTATTGTCGAATCGCACGACGGCTCACGGGTTTTATACGACAAAGAGAATCCGCGAACAGAGGTTTACATAACAAAGTCATAAACGAAAGTACAAAAAAAACACATTTTCAGCCGATTTTCTTTACAAACGAAAAATAGCTGTGATATGGTTTATTTGAGGAAATGTCAAAAAGGGGGAAAACATCTTAATTTTATATAGGTGTTTTTTCTCTTTTTCTGTTTTGAGAGGGATTATGTAAAGTGGGAAGGACCGGAAGGTACGAATCGGAAGTAAAGCCGCATTTAAACGAAATAAAAGACGCGGTCGCAGCGGGCGCGACGGACAAGGAAATTGCCGACGCGTTTGGAATTGCGGTAAGTACGATTTATGAGTATAAAAAGAAATACAAAGAATTTTCCGACGCTTTTTCGCGTGCGCGCGCGCGCGTGGTTTTCGAAATAAAGGGCGCGCTTCTAAAAAAAGCGCTCGGGTTTGAATACAAAGAAGAAAAAGCGGTTGCTCGGAAAGATAAAGACGGTGAGAACATTATTCTCGTTGAGAAATATAAAAGATACTGCGTTCCTTCCGAGACGGCGGCGGCAATGCTTCTCCGAAACTACGACGAAAACTGGCGCGACAGCGATAAACCGAGCGCGGACTTGCGGAAGCAGGAAAGCGAATTAAAGAGAGCTATTGCGGAAGCTACTAACATTGACTTGAAACTGATGAGCGAAAGCGAGGAAGAGCATAAATGAGCGAACCTAAATTTTATGTTATGGGAGACGACAAATGTCTTTACGAAGGACTTACAAAAGAGCAGACACTTGCCGCTATAACGGAAGCTGTCGAAACGCACGAAATTTCCGACGTTGATACGGGCTTTGTTACGAAGCTGAAAGAATACAACAGAAACGCGCAAGTAACGTATTGGGTTGGAACGCAAGCTGAATACAATGCGCTTGCGAATAATAATGCGATAGTCGGAGGAAGATTATACTTTATCACCGACGACAATTTCGAATCGAATCTTTCGGACGCGCTCGACGAGATAAGCGATAAATTCGACACGATAAACGAATCGTTATCGCAGATACAGACGGCGACAGTTACATCAGGCTGGGCTTATGAACACGTCGACAGCGGAACGCTGACGTTTTACAAGAACGGCTCGCATGTAATTTGCGATATAGATATTGTTTTTGACACGAATTCCGAAGTCTACTCGGAAAGAACGCTTTTGAATTTTAATTCAATACCGGAAGCAGTACGACCGCGCGCGGGCGTATCAACAAGCGCGGCGGTTTATTTATATCGCGCAAGCAGTCTTTCTGACACGGGCAGCGTCAAAATATCAAGCGCCGGCTTAAAACTTGCTTATAATATTTCGATTGCCGGTTCAAACGTTCACGCAGTCGGACAGCTTTGTTATTACGTATAAAGAGAGGTAATAAAATTATGGCTTACTTAAACGGCAGACTTACGCTCGGCGGAGTTGCGGGCGTTTATGCGTCGGTAGATGACGCGCTTTCGGATACGTCGGAGAATCCCGTACAAAATAAAGTTATTACAAATAACGCTTGTTTAAAAGCAGACGTGGTTCAGACGGTTACACCGTCAACGAATTATAACAACGAAAATCCTATTTCCGCAAAGGCGGTTCATACTGCTATAAGAGCGAACGCGTATCTTGCGTCGGGCGGAAAGAACGGAACGGTAACGTCAGACGAACGCACGAAGGTATCGAAGCTTCCGACGTTAGTTGCCGACGCGCTGGGAAGCACGCTTGTAATGACGAAGAATTCGTTTTACAACGGCGGCGCGTTATCGAGCAATCTCGAACTCACGCTTCCGAAGGGAGCATACGGCGACACAATGCAGCTTGACTGTGTGAACGGCTCGACGGCATATACGGTATCAATTAACGGAGAGAATTCGGCTCCGCACACAACGCTTTCGTTTACCGCGTCGGCGAATACTGTTTATTCGATATTCTTTTCATGGGGATATATTAATGCGGGAACGCAGGGTTGGAGAATAGAGACAAAAACATTCGACGCAGTCTAAAAAACAAAACAAGGACGTGAAGAAATGAGCTTCAAAGCGTTTGGAATTGACGTTTCAAAACATCAAGGGCTTATTGACTGGACGCAGGTTAAAGACAATATCGACTTTGCAATTTTGCGCGTCGGATACGGAAACAATATCGAAAGTCAAGACGACAAATATTTTTTGCATAATGCGAATGAATGCGCGCGGCTCGGAATACCGTTCGGCGCTTATCTCTATTCATACGCAAAGAGCGAAGCAGACGCAAAAAGCGAAGCGGCGCACATGCTTCGAATGATAAACGGATTAAAGCTCGCTTATCCGGTATGGTACGACCTTGAAGACGCAAAGACGACGGGCAGATGTACAAACGCGCAGATAGCGGAATTCGCTCGGATATTCTGTTCGACGGTTGAAGCGGCAGGATATTTCGTGGGTGTATATGCAAATAAAAATTGGTTTGAAACGAAGCTGACAGATAAAACGGTTTTCGACCGTTACGCGAAATGGGTTGCGCAATATGCAGCCGGTTGCACGTATAGAGGTTCTTACGGCATGTGGCAGTTTACTTCTTCCGGAACAATGGCAGGAATTCAAGGAAACGTCGATAAAAACTTTTGTTACGTCGATTATCCTTCAATGATAAAAGGCGCGGGCTTGAACGGATACAAGCGTTCCGATTATTACGGCTCATGGGCAGAGAAAGAAATTGACGAAGTTATCGCAAAAAAGATAATGAGCGTTGACGAAGAAGGCGACTTTCGTCCGAGCGACGTCGTTACGAGAGCACAGGCGGCAAAGATAATATGCAACGTGCTCGAATACATAAAAAAAGAAAATGTTTGATACATTAAGACAGTTTTATAACTCGGAAGAATGGCGCGCTTTCAGAAAGCAGTTGATACACGAGCGCACAAGCTCGGACGGAATTCTTTACGATGAGCACAGCGGAAAGCCGCTTATGAAAGCGTATGACATAATACTTCATCACAAGCGACCGCTCACGTCGGAGAACGTGAACGATTACAGCATTTCGCTGAATCCCGACAATATCATGATAGTATCTCACCGTTCTCACAACGAGATACACTCGCGATTCGGATTTTGCACGCAAAAGGTATATTACGTTTACGGTCCGCCATGCGCGGGTAAGACGACGTTTGTCAATTCGGTTAAAGGCAATTCCGACATTATACTTGACATTGACAACATCTG